GAAGCAGATTTGACGCTTTTGCCGCTATACAGACAGCCGCCCCATGTGGTACAATAAAAACAGATTAAGCGGGAACCCTTGATTTTTCAGGGGTTCCCGCCTTTTTTGTTACTACCGTGTTAATAGTTCAGTGTTCAGCGGCCTATAATGTTCACCGAATTGAACCCTATTTGATAAGTTCCACCGTGGCCTTCAGTTCATCCAATGTCTTGTGATTATAGACCCGGTTCCCTGTGTCCTTGGACACATGACCCATGAGAAGATCAATACACTTCCGGTTTGCCCCGGCGCTGTCCAGTTGGGTTTCAAAGGTGTGGCGGCATTCATGCGGGGTGTGTTTCATTTCAAGAGCCTTCATAATGTCCGCCCAAAAAATCCGGTATTGGGTTTGGTTGCAAACCCGCCCATTGTAGCTGATCAGCCGGGGGCCACCTTCGGCAAGACGGGCTTCAACCAAGGGCCGGATTTTAGAATGGATGGGAACCACCCGATCTTTCCCCGCCTTGGTTTTGGTTCCGCCCTTCATCGTCCCGGCCTGAAGGTTTATATCTTCCGGCTTCAAATTCAGAAGTTCGCTGATCCGCCACCCGGAATAAAGCAGGATCAGAACCGTGTCAACCCAAGGTTCTTTCTGATGTTCCCAAACCTTCTTGATTTCTTCCTTACTGAAGGGAAGGCGGGTGGTTGGTGGGATGGGATCAGAAGTCAGCAAGTCAGAAAAACACCGGTTGATTATGTCCATTTCAAGGGCGAACCTGTCAAGATGGCCCCAAAGGTTTTTAATTGCCGCTTGGGTACTATACCCCTTCCCGCAACCGTCAATGGTTTCTTGCATTTGGTATGACCGGATTTGCTTATAGGGTTTTTCCCATAACGCTGAACAATGTTTGAACGCTGAACACAAAGATGAACGGTTGGATTCCCCCAGCTTGGGGGCCTTCTTTTCTTTCCAAAGTTCAAACAGTTCCTTCATGGTGATCTTGGCCCGGTCAACATCCCAAGGATCACGGTTGTATTCAGCCAACAGCATATTCCCGGCTTCACGGGTTTCTGTGTAGCCTACTATATCATAGATTGGATGGCCTTTGTCGTTCCAGCCAATGACCTTCTTCACAATGTACGGGCGGCGGCGATTGCCTGACAGCTTCGCAACTGTCCCATACCCATTAGGATTCCGCATTATATCACCTGTCCTTTCGTGGAAAATGGGTATAGCAAAGCCAACCCCAGTGTGATATAATGTTCAATGGAGGTTGAAACATTAACTTCAAAAGGGGTTTGTTTCGCCTGACCGCTTCCGGTGTGCCACCACCGGGGGCGGTCTTTTTTTTTGTCTATCTGTGGTGATCTGTTTCAGGGAAAAGCATTGAGTTATCAAGGTTTTTTCAAAGTCTTACCACAGACCATAGATAATGCAATAACTTATAAAGAAAAAAGAAAAAATAATATAAGAAAAGAAAATATAGGGATGTGAAAATGATCTGTTGTATGTGTGGTATCTGTTGTTTTACTGTTCATCAATGATGTTGTTCAGAAATTCAGTTGCCTTGAACGGTGGGTTGCTTATTGATACGGTGGTTTTCACTTCCCCAAAATTCAAATCAAGATACAGGATCGGAACCCCGCCCTTCTTCACGGTTTCTTGTTTGGCTGTGGATGCACCGACAATGGCCCCAGCAAGGCCAAAAGCGGCCCCGCCAACTACCGCCCTTGTGATTCCGCCTTTGGTCTTGGTGACTGTTTTTTCACCAACTTTTTCAATTCTGTATTCTTCCAGTTCAGAGAATTTGAAAACAATGGACTGTGGCCCCAATTTCTTCTGATTCGAGATGCAGGCCATTTTGTTTGCCGTATCAATGAAGATATATCCACAACCCAAATTGGTTACTGTCATATTGGGGTTGAAGTTCTGAAGTCTTTTTGCGTTTTCATCCCAAGCCGCCCTCACCTTGGAAACGGTTGTCATTGGGGAGTTGGTGCAAATGGTATTGCAAAGGCCGCAAATTCCACCATCACTGATCTGAATGGGCTTCACATGAAGTTTAAGGCCGCAACAATCGCACACATTCTTTTTCCCGAACAAAACAATCACCCCTTATCTAACATCACTTTGGAAAGCAACGGCCTTTCCAAGAATGATAATATGATCCAGTTGTTCCCCGGTGTAGATCAGATCTTCATAATCAGGATTTTCAGCCTTCAGGATCAACAAGTTTTTTTCGGGATAGTAATTGACCCGCTTCAGGGTTGCTTCATCATCAATGACCACGGCGGCAATTTCCCCATTATCAACCATGCTTTGCTTTCTGATGAAAACAATATCACCATCATAAATTCTGGCCCGGATCATGCTATCACCTTTTGCTCGTAAACAGAAATCAGCTTCAATTTCTGCCCCAGCTTCAACATACAATTCAATTTCTTCATTGGCGGTGATAGGCTTTCCACAAGCGATTGTCCCAATTAAAGGGTATCTTTTTCTTTCAATCGGGAATAGGTTTTCAAACTTCACTTGGGAACGGAGAATATCAAGATCAATGGAATTATCAATATCTTCCAACCATGCAGATTTACTTCTATGATCAGACTTTCCAAGCAAATAATCCATGTCAACATTGAAATAATCTGCAATGGCTTCCAATGTTTCCAAACTTGGTTCCCGTTCTCCCCGTTCATACATATTGATACTACTTTTTGAGGTTCCAAGTTGTTTGGCAAAATCTTGTTGCGATAAGCCGGATTCCCGGCGTAGAAGTTTTAAGCGTTCATTGAACTTCGCCATTAGTAACACCCCTTTCACCTCTATTATACACATTTCGTGCACTTCGTCAATCTGCTATTGTGCACAAAATGTGGCCTTTTTATTTGTGCACAATTTGTGCCCGAAAGTTATTGACAGTTGAGCACAAATGGTGTACTATAATGGCAGACGAGCACAAAAGGTGCACGAACAAAGAAAGGAAGTGAAAGCATGATCCAGAAGGAAACCACGGGAATGATCCTTCGCAAGTTGCGTGGGGATCGTACCCAAGAAGAAATTGCCGCCGCTCTTGGTATCACGAAATCTTCTTGGGCCATGTATGAACGGGATGAAAGAGTTCCCCGTGATGAAGTCAAAATTCGGATTGCCAAGTTTTTTGGTAAAAGCGTGGAAGAACTTTTTTATACCCAAATCGAGCACTATATGTGCTCTTGATTGGAGGAACGAGCCATGAATGAAGTAAGCCTGAAGCCGGTGATTGCAGAACTTGAAGATTTATTTTCAAAGTTCAACGCCCGGTTCTTCGCTGACAAGCTGGAAAAGCCCGTGATCACCGTTTCCCCGGATCATACCCGTGGGGCCTACGGCTGGTGTACCGGCTGGAAGGCTTGGAAGGCCGGAGAGGATGAAGGCCACTATGAAATCAACTTGTGTGCCGAATACCTGAACCGGCCCTTTGAAGAAACCTGTGGAACCTTGCTTCATGAAATGGTTCACCTTCAGAACCTTCAGGATGGTGTTCAGGACACTTCCCGTTCCGGCTTGTACCACAACAAGAAGTTCCGGGAAACCGCTGAAGCTCACGGCCTGACGGTGGAAAAAGGCGAAAAGTACGGTTGGCACAAAACCACCTTGAACCCGGAAGCCCTTGAATTTGTTCAGAGCCTTGGAAAGTCTGGCTTTTCCCTTGTTCGGCCAAGGATCACCGGCCTGAAGGGTTCCAGCAAGAAGAACACTTCCCGGAAGTATGTTTGCCCCTGTTGCGGGGCTATTATCCGGGCCACCAAAGAAGTTCATGTGATCTGCGCTGACTGTGATTGTGAATTTCAGGAGGAAATCTAAATGAATGTGAAGCTGACCAAGCGGAAGGCTTGGGAACTGATCAGCCGGATTCACCCCCGGCTGAATATCAAGCAGGAAGCCACCCCGTCTGATGTGGCAATCTTCAAGGCTTCCACCGGCCCGGAGGGGCTGGAAATCCGGTGTGAAAACGACTGGTTCAACCACAATGGCCGGATCAAACTGACCATTGCCAATGTGGATGGTGGAACCCCCATTGTCCGCTATTACCACCCCGACACCTTGAACCGGGATTATGTGGCGGAAGATGCCGAAAAGGAAGATGAAGCCAAGCAAGCCCGAAAAGATTGGGTTCAGACCCTTGGGCCGGAACTGGCCCACAAGCTGGTTGATCAGTATTGGGAGGGTTGAAGATGTATGCACCTAATACCCCCCCCCAACCTGAATATTGGGTTCTGTCCCTTTCAGGCGGCAAAGATTCCACGGCCCTTGGCCTTGAATGGCTGAAGCGTCACCAGCAAGACCCGGTTACATATCCCCTTCATGAAGTCATTTATTGTGACACTGGAATGGAGTTCCCGGCAATGGTTGAGCATATCAGCCGCCTTGAACAGATTTTCACGGAAGCCGGGATCAAGTTCACAAGAATAAAGCATGAAAAATCTTTTGAATATTTCATGTTCGAGCATTGGCCCAAATTCAGAGAAAACAGCAAATATAAAAATCAAGGTTATAGCTGGCCCGGCCCACAATCAAGATGGTGTACCACTATTTTGAAAACAGACCTGTTGGACGGCTATACAAACAAACTTCGAGAGAAGCAAAAAGTCATTCAACTTATAGGGCTTGCCGCTGATGAAAAATACCGGCTTGAACGGAAAAACAACCAGAACCCTAACCACCGCCACCCTTTAATTGATTGGGGCTGGACTGAAGCGGATTGCCTGAAATATTGCTATGAAGCCGGGTTTGATTGGGGCGGCTTGTATGAAATCTTTCAGCGGGTTTCCTGTTGGTGCTGTCCTCTTAAAAGCCTTGGTGAATTTCGGAAGTTACGAAAACACTTCCCTGATTTGTGGGCAAAGCTGTTGGATATGGAACATCGGACTTGGCGAACCTTCCGGGCTGATTATTCAGTTGACCAACTGGAAATCCGCTTTGCTTTTGAGGAAGAACGGCTGGCCGCTGGCCTTCCAATCAACCGAACCCGTGAATTTATGTCAGCACTTCGGAAACGGCTTGAAGAAGCAGGTTTCCCGCAAAAAAAAACAAATAGGAGGTTATAAGCGTGAACACTTTTGCAGAGCGTTTGAAGTACGCAATGGAACAGGCCGACATGAGCCAATCCGCCCTTTCCGAAAAGGCCGGGGCTTCCAAGGCCGCAATCAGTCAGTATCTTTCCGGGAAGAACACCCCCAGCGTGAACAAGATCAAGGCGCTGGCTGATGCTACTGGCGTTACCTTTGATTTTCTGATGGGCTATGGAGCCGCCCCGGTGAAGGATGCCCCGCCCCCGGTGAAGAAGATCAGCGTGAAGGAAGCGGCCCGGTGCATGGGGAAATCTGATCAGTTTGTGCGGATCGGCCTTCAGCGTGGGCTTCTTCCCTTTGGGAATGCGGTTCCCGGCACCGGGAACAACTGGAATTACTACATTAACCCCACCAAGTTCAGGGAGTATGTGGGCGCTGAAGTGTTCAACAATTTCTTCGGCTTGACCGCCTGACGATTGGGGGGGGGATGAGTGAAACCAGCAAAGAATGAGGTGGGCGGCGGTGTGCGGTTGCCTAAATCCTTCTATGAACGCCCCCTTACCCCGAAAGAAGCCCAATTCGCCACGGACAACATCAATATTGTTTGGTGGTATTTGGATCAACAGGGCCTTGACCGGGCGGAATGGTTTGATGTGGTGATCTTCCGGTATCTGTTAAGCGTGAAGCGGTGGTTTGCCCTTCCTGATCTTCAGAAAGTGAAGTTTGTCACTGTGGCCTGTAAAGCTATGAAATCTGCCATTGGGCATGAGAGAGAAAAGCGGAGCCGGGAACCCCAAACCGTCAGCCTGTATGATCCTATCCCCGGAACTGAAGATTTGCTGTTTATCGACACGATAGCGGCCCCGGAAATTTTGTAAGAAGGTGAAGTAATGGAAATCAAATATAATGTTCAGGCCCCGCCCAAGGGCAGTTTTAATGGCGGTGTTAAGAGCGAGGAAGTCAAAGCCATTGAAGATTTTCTGACCAGCGGCAACGCAAAGAATATGTGTTTCGAGTATGAAACCGATCAGGGAGCCAAAAACAAGTTGGCTACCATTTCCAGCCACAAGCGCAAGTGGAACCAGACGGCGGCGAAAAAGTATGATGCTTACCGTGTGAAAAACTGTATCTATATTGTCCGGCTGACCGGAAAGAAAGGATGATGAATATGAAAACCCGTTTTGATGGGGGCTTTTGGATCGGCGCAAGCGGACAGGCTTTCAGCCCCGTGGAAATGACAACTGATCACCTGTTGAATACGGTGAAGATGTTGAAAAACCGCCCCGCCGTTGTGGTATCTATGATTGTTCGTGACATTGAAGCCGCCCCCGACTGTTGCCCCTTTGATCCCTTCGGAATTGGTCATTTTGGAATGGTAAAACAGTCTTTGTTTAACATTACTTCCATGACCCCTGAACAGATCAGCGATTACGCATTGAACAGTACATTGGGAACGGCGCTGAAGGCTGAACTTCTTTCCCGTGGCGTAAATGTGGAAAATTACATTTCCATGATTGAAACGCCTGAAGTTTTATGATCACGCTATTTCAGCACCAGCAAAAGGCCCTTGACCTGACGGAAGGCCACAACCGATGCGCCTATTACCTTGATATGGGGCTTGGGAAAACCTTTGTTGGTTCAGAGAAAATGAAGGAACTGAACACCCGGATCAATCTTGTGGTGTGTCAGTGTTCAAAGGTTTCTGATTGGATTGAACATTTTCAAACCTACTACACCCGAAACTGTGTCTTTGACCTGACCAACCCCAAAACCTTCAAATGGTTCATGGAACAGATTCAGTGTGAAGTTCCAACCCTGATGATTGGCGTGATCAACTATGAACTGACATTCAGGCGGAAGATTTTGAAAACCCTTTCCGGGTTTACGCTGATGCTTGATGAAAGTTCCTTGATTCAGAATGAGAACGCCAAGCGGTCAAAGTTCATTCTTGGACTGAAACCTGATAATGTGATCCTTCTTTCCGGCACCCCAACCGGGGGTAAATATGAAAAGCTGTGGAGCCAATGCCGCCTTTTGGGATGGAACATATCAAAGGAACTGTTTTGGAAGCAGTACATTGAAACGGAATGGGTTGAAGAAGATGGGTTCTGGCGGCAGAAAATCACCGGTTACAAAAATGTTGACCGGCTGAAAAAGAAGCTGGCTGAATATGGGGCCGTGTTTATGACCACCGCCGATGCCGGGATTGATCTTCCTGAACGGAACTTTATTCCCGTTAGAATGCCCCCGGCAAAAGAATATTGGAAGTTCTGGCGGGAACGGGTGGTGAGTATCAACACCACCACGCTTCAGGAATTTGAACTTGATTCAGATTTTTGGGGTTCTAATGAAGATTCCGAAAGGGAATTGATTGGTGATACCAGCTTAACCCGCCGCCTGTATGCCCGTCAGCTTTGCGGCCTGTATAATCCCCACCGTTACAAAGCCTTCAGGGAGTTGGTGGAAAGTACAGAAGATCGCCTGATTGTGTTCTATAACTTCACGGAAGAAATGGAGCGGATGAAGGGGATTGTAAAAGCCATGAACCGGCCTGTTTCCATTCTATCTGGTGAAGTGAAGGATTTGGGCGCTTACAACTTCCATTCCAATTCCGTGACTTTCATTCAGTATCAGGCCGGGGCTATGGGGGGCAACTTCCAAAAAGCCAACAAAATTATTTATTTCAGCCTTCCCCAAGGTTGGGAACTGTGGGAGCAATCCCAAAAACGCATTCACCGGATCGGTCAAAATCGCCCTTGCTTCTATTACTGGATGATCTGTCCGGGAACGGTGGAAGAAGATATTTATTCCACCCTTCAAATGAGAAAGGACTATAACGATGAACTGTTCAGAAAATACGAGGAAGGCCACCCAGAGGGCTAAACGGAACCAATGGTTCCGCAGAATGTTCACCGTGGCCCTTCTGATGGGGCTGGTGGTTGGTTTCTTCCTTGGCCGGTTCACGGCCCATGCCTTCGGCAGAACTACGGCAGAGCCGGACACCGAGCCTTCCCAAACGGTTGATATTCAGCCCACCCAAACTGTGATCCCCACCCCGGAAGTTTCTTTGGAGCCTGTGGAGCCGGAACCAGTGTATTTGGGAGAATTCAGGGTAACGGCTTACTGTGCCTGTGAAATCTGCTGTGGGCAATGGGCAGAGAACCGCCCTAATGGGATTGTGTACGGGGCTTCCGGTGAACCGCTGGTTGCTGGTGTTTCCTGTGCTTCCCCGTTGCCCTTCGGAACTGTCTTGGAGGTTGAAGGGGTTGGAACCTACATAGTACAGGACAGAACCGCTTCATGGGTGGTGGACAAGTACGGGGAAAACCTTGTGGATATTTACTTTGACGATCACCAAGCCGCCCTTGAATTTGGGCTTCAATATCACGATGTTTACATGAAAGAAGGTGCAGACAATGACCAAATGTGAAAACCCGTGTCCCTTTAGCAAGTTTGATGGGTGTTGCAATTTCTGCCCGGATCGGGCTTCCTGTGCTGATGGTTGCCCGGAAAACCCGGAGAAATGCGGACAAGCCAAGTTCGATGAAGAAGCAGGGCTTCAGGCTTTCCAGCAATCCCAGCTTGCCACCCTGAACGCTATTGCTTCGCTGACTGTCCACAAGAAGGCCATTGAAGAACAGGAAAAGGCCATGAAAGCGGCCCTGTATGATGCCATGATGAAGTTTGGAGTGAAGAAGTTTGAAAGTGATGTGCTGAACCTGACCTTGGTTGCACCAAGCAATTCCACCACTATTGATTCCGCCAAGCTGAAGAAAAAATATCCCGCTATTGCGGCGGAATGCTCCAAACCTAATCCCAAGGCCGGTTATGTGAAAATCACCCTGAAGGATGGTGGCAAGTAATGCAAAAGCAGATTGATATTTGCTCCACCTGTATTCACGATGAACCCGGTTATTGTTCTGTGATTGGCACCATTCCCCATTGTTGTTCCCGTCACTGGCATTGCGAGCCGGGAAAGGCGGCTAAAGATTATGTTCCCAAGCCGGAAGGCGGTGAACCCAATGCCAAGGGATGAATTTTGGGACGCCTTGAAGGAACACGCCCGACAAAACCACAAAGACCGGGTTTCCAAGAACCCTGACCGGATCGCCTATGCTATCCAGCAGTTTGAAACCCACGGGATTGAATACCAGTTGAAGAACCCGCAGACCGGCCACTTTCATTGCTGGCGGAAGTCTGATGATCAACTGTTTCAGTTCTACGCTGGCACCGGAAAAATTCAGGGCCTTCAAACCCGTGGGATTCACAACCTGATCAAGATTTTGGAGGGGTGAGCCGATGGAAGATGAAATCAGGAAGATGTTTCCCCCTGAAGGAAAGCGCCGCCACCAGTATTGCCGATTGGAGCGCAACGGGAAGGAAATGTGGATTGACTTAACCGCTTTGCGCCTTTGCAATTCCAATGAAAGCGCCCCTGTTTACACGCTGGATGGTGAAAAACTGGTGTTTGATCATTTTGAACGGGCCGGGGCGCTTCACCAAGAAGGGGTGTATTGATGGCCGGTGAAAAGAACTTTGAAAACCGCCTGAAACGCTGGTTGGAAAGTGAAGGGATTTATCCGTTGGGGCACCCAAAAGACCAAATGCCCGTTGCCCCCTGTGGGTATTGGGAAAAGCGTTGGGGCGGCGGAAGGTATGTGAAAAGTGGCCTTCCTGATATGCGGGTTGTTGTGAATGGGATAGCCTTTGAAGTGGAACTGAAGGCCACCAACGGCACCCCTTCAGAACTTCAAAAGCGCAATATCCGCCAAATCAATAACAGCGGCGGAATAGCAATGGTGCTTTACCCGGAAGGGTTTAACACATTCAAAGCCATGATAAAGGGGGTGAAATCGTGTCCACAAGATGTTCCCATAGTCGGGTTGAGAGTTTCAACCGTTGCCCTTTCAAATACCGGTTGCGATATATTGAGGGATTAGACACCATCCCGAACACAGAGCCGGACAACGCTTTGATTTTGGGAACGGCCCTTCACACTGGAATTGAAGAAGGCATTGATCAGGCTTTGGATTTCTACGCTTCCAGTTTTCCCATTCTGACGGATGATCACATTCATGAAATGATGAAGCTGGAAGCCCTGATCCCCAAAGCAAAGGCCCTGTTACCACCGGGCGGAACCTTTGAACTTCCCATTGGCAATTCTGACTTCATCGGGTTCATGGATTATCTGGCCCCGGTGGATAAAGGAACCTTTGATCTGTACGACTTCAAATATTCCAGCAATTCCAAAAGCTACATGGTTTCCGGTCAGTTGCATGAATACAAGTATTTCTATGAACTGACCCACCCCGGACACCGGATCAGGAATATGTATTTTCTGTTTGTTCCCAAGGTGAAGATCAGGCAGAAGAAAACAGAAACCTTGGCCCAATTCCGGGATAGGTTGCGGGAAGCCCTGAACGGGGCTGAACCGTGGCTTGAACAGGTTCCCTTCAATCTTTACAAGGTTGTGGATTTCCTGACCGATGTAAAACACATGGTTGAAGAAACCGAGTTCCCCAAGAACCCGAACCACTTTTGCGGGTGGTGTGAGTATGAAGAATATTGTCAGAAAGGATGGGATTATATGATTCTCCCCAAAAATGAACGGCGCAATTTGAACGCCACCAAGAAGAAGGTTGTGTGGATTTATGGCGCACCCTTCAGCGGCAAGACCTTCTTTGCCAACCAGTTTCCTGATCCCCTGATGCTGAATACGGATGGCAACATCAAGTTTGTTGATGCCCCCTATATCGCAATCCGGGACACGGTGACGGTGGAAGGCCGGTTGACCAAGCGGCACTTGGCTTGGGAAGTTTTTTCCGATGCTGTGGCCGAACTGGAAAAGAAGCAGAACGATTTCAAAACCATTGTGGTTGACCTGTTGGAAGATACCTACGAGGCTTGCCGGGTGTATATCTGTGATCGGCAGGGCTGGAAACATGAAAGTGATGATTCCTTCCGGGCTTGGGATATGGTGACTTCTGAATTCCTGAACACCATCAAGCGGCTGGTGGATTTGGACTATGAAAACATCATCCTGATCAGCCATGAGGACAGAAGCCGTGACCTGACCCGCAAGAGTGGTGACAAGATCAGTTCTATCCGCCCGAACCTTCGGGAAAAGGTTGCTAACAAGGTTGCTGGTATGGTTGACCTTGTGGCCCGGATTGTGGCGGATGATAATGACCGGGTTCTGTCCTTCAAGACTTCGGAAGTGATCTTTGGTGGTGGGCGGCTGACTGTCCGCAATAAGGAAATCCCGCTGGATTATGAAGCCTTCTGTGAGGTCTACGAGGAAGCCAACCAGCGGGCCGCAGGAGCCATGAAACACGGCGGTAATACCCCAGCTACCCCGGCACCGGAAACGGCTGACAGCGGCGAACAGCGGCCCACCAGAAGGGGCCGGAAGCCCAAAGAGGAAGAAGCCCCGGCCCCTGACCCGGAAGCCGTGGAAGATGCTGACCGGGCGGCGGCTGGTGATCCTGACATTCCGCAGGAACAGACCGAGCCGGAAGTCCTTCCCAAATGCCCTGACGGGGATCGGATTTTTGCCCAGCACAACGAAAACCCGGAAATCCCCCTTTGCCCCAACATTGATGCCGGCCACCATTGCCACAAGGAAGGCGGCCCCGATGCTTGCCCCCTGTGGGATCGCCCCAAGACCGAGGAACAGGAACCCGCACCCATGATGGATGTGAACCCGCCCCGGCGCACCCGGAAGAAGCGTGATGCCTGATGAAGATTGATCCTTGCCCTTGTGTGGTCAGCCTGAAAGATGGTTCGGTTCACACGCTGTTTGAGTTCCGCCACTTCTTGGAACTGGTGGAAGATTGCATGGGGTATGATGCTGCAAAGTGGTTGAGAACTCATGTAGAACAGGCGGAAAAAGCCGCTGATTATACCCAAGCCAAGGTTGACACCGACTTGACCGCTTATGAAAGCGACTTGGAGAGCAACCGCAGGGCCTTTCAGGATATTCAGACGGAAGCCGCCGCAATTATGGAAGTTCTTCAAGGGAACCGGGTGAACCGTCAAAAGATCGCCCATTCCGTGAGGGAAATCGGAAAGATCATTTCCAATCAGATTTAGGAGGTAAAAACCATGTGCGATTCCATGAAGAAGTTCAAAGAGGAAATGGAAAAGCGGGGTCTTTTCCGCAAACTTACCGTTGCCGCAAACCTGATCCCCCCCCCGCCCGGTGTTGAGCCGGAAGCCCTGATTGCCATTCACAAGCTGGCCGCAAAAGAAGCCCTGACCATGTATGCCAACAAGCATGATGATTTCTGTGACCTGATGGCAGAAGCGGCCTTCGACAACCTGTTTGACACCATTCTGACGGATGATTTGTTCAAGCCGGTTGAGGGGTTCACCCCTACTGACGAGGAACGGGCCAAAATGGAGGAAGCGAAAAAAACTGCTAAAGCCCTTTCCGGCCTGTTCAACATTCTGAAGCGTTTCTAAAAATTACATTTTGGAGGTAAAAAACTATGGCTATTGACTTTGATAAGATTGATCGTTCTGTTGATCTGAAGGGCCTTCAGGCCGATGTAGAGGAAGCCAAGAAGAACGGCGGCGGGGATTTCCCCACCATTCCCGCTGGCAAGTATGAAGCGAGGGTGGAAACCTTGGAGATCAAGGGAACCAAGGCAGACCCCAACCGCCCCATGCTGGCTGTGTCTTTCAAGATTCTGTCCGGTGAGTATAAGAACCAGCGGATCTTCATGAACCGGGTTCTGTACGGCACCAAGAACGATAAGAACATGATCGCTTCCGCTATGGGCTTCCTTGACAAGCTGGATTCCGGGGTTCCTGTCAGCTTCACCAGCTACAAGCAGTTTGCCCAGCTTGTCTTGGACATTGCGGAAGCCATTGATGGGAAGCTGGAATATGCGATTGATTACGATGATACCCGCTTCAATTCCGTTTCCATTGATGAAGTTTTTGAAGTTGAGGATTGAAAAACCCCCTGTGATTTTTTATAATCAAATCGAGCACTATATGTACTCGAATGGCGGTTTTGAACCTTAACTTTCAAAAATGCCGGGGCAAGCGCCCCGGTTGGCCCCAAGGTGAAGCCTTCCCGTGGCGGGGCTGTTTTCACCAATTCACCAAGAATTTCAGAAAGTGGGTGACACGATGATCTTCTATGACTTTGAGGTTTTCGCTTATGATTGGCTGGTTGTTCTGATCGACCTGAACGCCAAAGAGGAAACCGTGATCATCAATGACCCTGAAAAATTGAAAGGCTTCTATGAGAAGCAGAAAGGGACGATTTGGGCCGGTTACAATAGCCGCAACTATGACCAGTACATTTTGAAAGGTATCTTGTGCGGGTTCAACCCCAAACAGGTGAACGACTGGATCATTTTGCAGGATAAGCCCGGTTACAGATTTTCCAGCCTGTTCAGGAACTTCCCCCTGATCAACTATGATGTGATGCCCAATCCACCTATCAGCTTAAAGGCGCTGGAAGCCTTCATGGGGCATTCCATCAAAGAAACCACGGTTCCCTTCGATATTAACCGGCCCTTGACGGAAGAAGAACTGGCCGAAACTGTCAAATATTGCCGCCATGATGTGGAAGAAACCGTGGAAGTGTGGTTGCGGCGCAAGGCTGATGAATTCGATGCCCAAATGTCACTTGTGAAAACCTTCAACCTTCCCATATCCGATATTGGCCGAACCAAAGCCCAGCTTTCGGCCAAAATCCTTGGAGCCATTCAGCGGGATCACAATGATGAATTTGAAATTGAATTTCCTGACACCTTGCGGATTGAACGCTATACAGAGGTTTTGAACTGGTATAAAAATCCGCTGAACCGGGACTATTCCAAATCTCTTGAAATTGATGTGGCCGGTGTTCCCCATGTATTCGCTTGGGGTGGGCTTCACGGGGCCATTCCCAAGTATTTTGGGGAAGGATGGTATATCAATGTTGATGTGGCGTCCTATTACCCTTCCTTAATGTTGCGGTATGGGTGGATCAGCCGGAATGTTGCAGACCCGGCCAAGTATGATGAAATCTACCACACCCGCCTGAAGCTGAAGGCGGAAAAGAACCCCATGCAACAACCTTATAAAATCGTTCTGAACAGCACCTATGGAGCCATGAAGGATCGCCACAATGCCATGTATGATCCCCGGCAAGCAAACAATGTGTGTGTTGGCGGTCAGCTTCTTTTGCTTGACCTGATAGAGCGGCTGGAAGATCACTGTGACATTATCCAAAGCAATACCGATGGTATCTTGATCAAATTGCGGCGCTATGAAGATTTTGATTTGATTGATGATATTTGTTGGGAGTGGGAAGAACGAACCGGAATGCGACTGGAATTTGATGAATTTCAGAAGGTTTTTCAGAAAGATGTGAACAACTATCTGATTGTTCCCGCTGGCCCGTTGCTGGACGAAAAGGGGAAGCCCCGCTGGAAATGCAAGGGGGCCTATGTAAAAAAACTGTCCGATCTTGATTATGATTTGCCCATTGTCAATCAAGCCATTATTTCTTTCTTCCTGTACGGAACCCCACCGGAAGAAACCATTGGGAATTGTAATTCCTTGCGGGATTTTCAGAAGGTGGTAAAGGTTTCCAGTAAATACAAATATGCGCTTTATTCCCCGATGATCACGATGGAGAAAATCAGGGATGAAAAGGGCCGTTCAAAGACTGTGAAAAGGTTCAGGGGCGGTGAAGTTCAGACGGATAAAACCTTCCGGGTGTTTGCGTCCAAGGATCATTCCAAGGGCGGGTTGTTCAAAGTGTCCGGGAAGATGGTGAAGGGGCGGCAGAAAAACCCGGAGCAGTTTGCCAACACCCCGGAGCATTGCTTCTTTATCAATGACGATGTGACCGGCCTTCCCATTCCTGATGAACTGGACAAGCAATATTACATTGATACGGCTTGGAGCCGGTTAAACGATTTTGGAGTTCAAAAGGATGGGGGGGGGATTTGAACCATGCAACTGTTCCGGGGATATGTCCCGACAAAGGATAAACAATGCCTTGAAAAATTCAAAGGGCGGAAAAGGCTGAACCGCCTTGAAGAAGTTCAAGACCTTGAAGAATACGCCGGGATTCTTGGAGAAGAAACTATTTTGATTGATGTGGACGATGGGGAAACCAGTGATCTTCTATATCAGATTGTCCAAGACCTTTCCCTGAAATGCCGGGTGTATAAGACCACACGGGGAAAACACTTCCTGTTCCGTAACCCGGAAGGGCTGGTGGAAAAAAGCTGGACAAAACAGACCTTGGCCCTTGGGATCGTATCAGATGCCAAGGTTGGGAGAAACAACAGCTATTCGGTTTTGAAGTTCCAAGGTGTTGAACGGCCTATTCTGTATGACTGGCCGGAAGATGAAATTCAAGACCTTCCCAAATGGCTGACCCCTGTAAAAACCAGTATGAAGTTCTTGGATATGAGAGCCGGGGACGGGCGGAACCAAGCCCTGTTCAATTACATTCTGACCCTTCAAAGTGAGGATTTTACCAAGGAAGAAGCCCGTGAAACTATCCGGCTGATCAATCGCTATGTGCTGGATGAACCGCTTTCTGATCGGGAACTTGAAACCATTCTTCGGGATGATGCCTTCAAAAAACCTATCTTCTTCAAGGATAAAACCTTCCTGTTTGATAAGTTTGCGGTGTACCTGAAGAACAACAACCATATTGTGAAGATCAATAACCAGCTTCACATTTACCGGGATGGTATCTATGTTCCCGGCGCTATGGAGATTGAAGCCCAAATGATCAAGCATATTCCGAACCTGAAACGAGCGAACCGGTCAGAAGTCTTGGCCTATTTAGAAGTTATGTTCCAGACCGAGGGAGAAACCAGAGCCACCAACCCCAACATCATTGCTTTCAGCAACGGCCTATTCAATATCCGGGATGGTTCTTTTACTGACTTCACCCCGGAAATTGTGATCACAAACAAGATCCCGTGGCCCTACAACCCCGCCGCCTATTCTGATTTGCTGGATCATACCCTTGACCGGCTGGCCTGTAATGATCCTGAAGTTCGGGCCTTGCTGGAAGAAATGGTGGGCTATTGCTTGTATCGGCGCAATGAACTTGGCAAAGCCTTTATCCTGATCGGTGATAAGAGCAACGGCAAATCGACCTTCCTTCATGTGGTCAAAAATATGTTGGGGGATCGGAATATTGCTTCCCTTGACCTGAAAGAACTTGGGGACAGGTTCAAAACCGCTGAACTGTTTGGGAAGCTGGCGAACATCGGTGATGATATTGGGGATGAATTCATTGCCAATGCGTCAGTGTTCAAGAAGCTGGTTACAGGGGATCGGGTGAATGTAGAGCGGAAAGGGCAAGACCCCTTCGAGTTCAATAACTATGCCAAGTTTCTGTTCAGCGCCAATAATATTCCCCGCATGAAGGATAAAACCGGAGCCGTTCAAAGGAGGCTTGTGATTGTTCCCTTTGATGCTAAATTCACCCCAAATGATCCTGACTTCCGCCCATTCATCAAGGATGAACTTTGTGAACAGGATTCAATGGAATATCTGATTCTTTTGGGCCTGAACGCATTGCGCCGGGTTCTGATGAACGCCCAATTCACCACTTCCAGCCGGGTTCAGGGACAGTTGGATGAATACGAACAGAACAACAACCCCATTATTGGGTTCATTCAGGAAATCGGCCTTGATGGGATCATCAATGAAACCACTGATACCATTTACCGGAGATACAAGGAATACTGTATTTCCAATAATTTTCAGAACCTTTCCAAGATCGAGTTTTCCCGGCAGATTTGCAGAAGATGTGGCCTAACCACAGACAGCAGACGGATCAAGGGAAGGGCTTGCCGGGTGTTCATTGAAGTGAAAGAAGGTGATTCATAATGGCCGCTTCAAAGAAGGTGTTCACCACCCTTGGGAGTTCAAACCATGTGCCTGAAGAACGGGAAGCCTTTGACTACTACGCTACCGACCCAAAAGCCGTGGAAATGCTGTTGGAACTGGAACAGTTTGCCCCGGTGATTTGGGAACCGGCCTGTGGTGAAGGCCATATTTCCAAAGTTCTTCAGGCCCACGGCTACAAAGTGATCAGCACCGATCTTGTTTACCGGGGGTTTGGTGATCCTGAACCGCTGGACTTCCTGAAGGAAACCTTGGAAGGGTTTGAAGGCGATATTATCACCAATCCCCCATATTCAGCGGGGCTTGAATTTGTTCAAAGGGCGCTTGAAAGCGTCCGTCCCGGTGGGAAAGTGGCAATGTTCCTGAAGGTTCAGTTCTTGGAGGGGCAAAAGCGGGGAGCCTTTTCCAAAGACCCCCCCCCCCCGAACCGTTTACATATCCCGTTCCCGGTTGGCTTGCTACAAAAACGGGGATATGAGCGCCAAGCCTGAAAGCGCCATTGCCTATGCGTGGTATGTGTGGGAAAAGGGTTTCACCGGTGATCCGGTGATAAAGTGGTTTAACTGAAAGGCTGGTGATTGAATGGGAAACCCCTATTGGGATCGGATTACTGAAATGGCTGACCGGCAGAGAACAAAGGGAATTTCCACCTACGGCCAAGGGCTGGAACAATTCAGCGCCCCAAACGCCGTTCAACGGATTGAATACATTCAGGAAGAATTGATTGATGCCCTGATGTATTTGGAATGGACAAAAGAAAAGCTGAAAGAAGGTGTTTCGGATGAATGCAAATAGGTATATGCGGGACGCATTGCGAACCGCTGACCGTTCCGACAAGGATAAATTGAAGCTGGAATGTGCGTTGGGCCTTTGCGGTGAAGCCGGGGAGGTTGCCGAACAGGTGAAAAAGCACTATTTCCACGGCCACACGCTGGACAAGCGCCACATGATTGAAGAACTTGGTGATGTGGCATGGTATTTGGCCGTTCTGTGTGATGCCATTGGTTCCGATCTTCATACCGTGATGGAAGAAAACCTGATAAAGCTGGAAAAGAGATACCCGGAAGGGTTTGATCCTTACCGTTCACAACATCGAAATGATATTGGAGGTTGACCCGCTATGAAAATTATCAATGCCAATGTGGAATTTATTACCCCGGTTGATGGGGCCGCAATCCTGAAGCGCCTTGAACAGTGTGGGCGGGTTTGCTATAAGTCTGAAGCCAAGATCACTGACACCAGCGCCCCGGCTTTTGTGGCTGGTATCATCAAGCGGGGCCATGAAGCAGTTCTTGAACACTGTTCCTTCACGGTGAAGTTCATTTGTGATCGTGGGGTTTCCCATGAACTTGTGCGTCACCGGCTGGCTTCCTACTGTCAGGAAAGCACCCGGTATTGCAATTACAGCAAGGAAGGCTTTGGTTCTGAAATCACTGTAATTGAACCGTGTTTTTGGGAAACCTTTTCCCGCCCTTGGGTAATTTGGCGAGATGGCTGTGAAGCGGCTGAAGAAAGCTATTTCCTTCTTTTGGAGCAGGGAGCCACGCCGCAGGAAGCCCGGTCAGTTCTGCCCAACAGCTTGAAAACTGAAGTGGTTATGACCGCCAACATTCGAGAGTGGCGGCATTTCCTGAAACTTCGCTGTTCCCCCGCCGCACACCCGCAAATGCGGGAAGTGGCCCTGATCCTGTTGGAAAAGGTTCATGACCTGATCCCGGTTTGCTTTGATGATATTTGGAGTGAATACCATGTATTTTAAGAAAGCTGGCGGCAGTATCTTTGGGGTTTCGCTGAATAAGGCTGAACAGAAGGCTTTGGATCAGGAAATCAAAAGGCAGATTGTCGAAAATGATCACCGCTTCGATATGGACAAAGAAAGTATGATCCTGTGGATGCTTCACACGGAATTCGGCTTTGGCCCCAAGCGGCTGAAACGGGCTTGGGAACTGTTCTATTCCGAAAGTCAGAAATTGCGGGAATATTATCTTCTTGATGAAGGGGATGAACCTTGGATTTCCCGCCAAAAGCTGAAGGAAATTGGCTGTGATGTGGAAGCATGGTATCAGGAATGGAGGGAAACCGATGCCCAAACCTTGGCAAAATAAAGAGGGCTACCCCGATCCCACCGCCTATGAGGGGTTGAAGCCTATCATTCGGGAGGATGAAGAACAGCAACGGCGGCTGAACAATCTGATCTTTGTTCTGAAGTACATTATCCGTTTGGCCGGGTTTGAACTTTTGAACCGGATTGAACTGAAGGACAAGCGGAACGGGAGGGAATACCGTTGAAAATTAAGTTTCAATATGCACAAGGAAAGGCCGTGTTCGATTATAAAAATGATTATGGCACCCTTGAAGAAGCTATGGAACTTCTGAAAAATCCTGATGTGATCAAGATTACTGTTACAAAAATGACCCCGGCACAATATTTCAAGAAAAAGGAAGGTGCTAAAGATGGGGCCGAACAGTGACACCGAGAAAGGAACCCTGTATATCAACGGGGAACCCCTTGCAGAAGTTGGAGAAATCAAAATTCCGTTGGAAGTGGAGCCGTCAGACTTTCCGCTGATTTTGACCGATGTTTCTTTCACTTTCACAATGGATTGCCCGAAATGGTTGCGGCGGAAGCTGGCGTGGTGGTGCTTCAAGGCCCGGTTGAAGGTGCTGGCTGTGGAAATCCTTCAGAAGTTGAGGGGTTGGAACAGATGATGGAACAGATGTGAACTATGATCTGTGACAGTGAAAACCCTTGTGAATACTGGACTTTTTCAAACTTACCACAGATACCACAGATGTTATATTACTTAAACTTAAAAAATAAAAAAAATATATAAGAAAGTAATATTAAGAGAGAATAGCAAAAATATCTGTGGTATCTGTTGCAACCCTTGAAAAGCCTTGATATATCAGTGCTTTTTCTGTTACAGATGTTAGAAAGGAAGTGTGTTACATAGTGACTGATAAGGAACTTTCCCAGCGGGCTAAAGAATATTTTGCCCAAATCCGAAAAACTGACCGCCTGATCCAGCGGTTGACAGATACAGTGAATACCCTTCGATCCAGTTTGACAAGTCAGAATTATGAGCTGAAGCCGGACAAGGTTCAGACTTCCGGGCCAAAAGACACTTTAGGGGAAACCATTGTAAAAATCATGTCCCTTGAAGAAGATATTAACACCCGGATTGATGAACTTGTGAGCATGAAGAAGGAAGCCTTCAGCATGATCAGCAAGATTCCTGATCTTGACCAGCAAAATGTTCTTGTAGGCCGTTATATCCAACTGAAAAAGTGGGAGGATTTAGCCGCTGAATTTGAGTATACCACCCAATGGCTTTTTGAAATTCACGGAAAGGCTTTACTTGCTTTTGCCAAGGAAAATGCCGATTTCTTGAAAGAACCGAGTAAAGTTTAGTTTCACCTGTTGAAAGTTTAGTGTTTTTTCGGCTATTATATAGAGTGAAAAAGCGTCCGAGGGGGAACCTTCGGCGCTTTTCTTTTGATTTTCAAAGGGGGTGAATACCTTGACACCGAAACAGCGGAAGTTTTGTGATGAATACCTGATCAGCGGCAATGCCACCGATGCGGCAATCAAAGCGGGGTATTCGCCCAAGACCGCAAAGCAGACAGGTTCAGAAAACCTTGCAAAACCTGACTTGAAACAGTACATTGAAGCTGAACTTGACAAACTGCATTCTGCCAAGATCGCTGATGCCCAAGAAGTTCTTGAATACCTTACTTCCGTTATGCGGGGGGAACACACTGAACAGGTGTTGAAGCTGGCCGGTGATGGTATTCAGACCATAGCGGATATTGATGTTTCCGCCAAGGAACGCTTGAAGGCCGCTGAATTGATTGGTAAGCGTTACGCCCTGTTCAGTGACAAGATGGATTTGGGCGGTGCTGTCCCGGTGGTGATCACGGGGGATGATCAGCTTGAAGATTAGCCCCAAGGCAAAGGTGATCCGCCTTCCTGAAGTGGTTGGCAAAGGCTACGCCACTTTCTGGAACTTCAAAGGCCGTTACCGGGTTTGCAAAGGGAGCCGAGCAAGCAAGAAATCCAAAACCACGGCCCTGAATATCATCAAACGGATGATGCAATACCCGGAAGCCAATACCCTTGTGGTTCGTAAAGTGTTCAGAACCTTGAAGGATAGCTGTTTCACGGAATTGAAGTGGGCAATCAACCGGCTTGGGGTTCAGTCTTATTGGGAAGTCAAAGAAAGCCCCCTTGAAATGACCTATATTCCAACCGGGCAGAAGATTTACTTCCGGGGCCTTGATGATCCCCTGAAGGTAACTTCTATCACGGTTGAAATTGGGTATTTGTGTTGGTGCTGGATTGAAGAAGCCTATGAAATCACCAATGAAGATGATTTCAATATGCTGGATGAAAGCATTCGTGGTGCTATCCCGGAAGAAACCGGCCTGTTCAAGCAAATCACCCTGACCTTCAACCCGTGGAATGAAAAACACTGGATCAGGAAGCGGTTCTTCGGGGAAATCACCGGCAAGGATGGCCAAGGGAACCCCACATATCAGTTTCATGATAGTTGGATCAGCCCGGATGGGCAGATTTACGCCACAACCACCAATTACCTGTGTAATGAATGGCTGGATGAAGCCGATCTGAAGGTTTTTGAAACCATGAAACAGAACAACCCCCGGCGCTATAAAGTGGCCGGTTTGGGTGGTTGGGGCATTGTGGATGGCCTGATTTATGAGAACTGGACAGAAGAAGCCTTCAATCCGGCTGAAATCAGCGCCCGGAAGGGTGTGAAATCGGCCTTTGGGCTTGACTTCGGCTATACCAATGACCCCACGGCCCTGTTCTGTGGGCTGGTGAGCAAAGAAGAAAAGACCATTTGGGTTTTTGATGAACTGTATGAAAAAGCCCTGACCAACCGGGCAATCAGTGACCGGGTAACGGTGATGGGCTATGCCAAAGAGCGGATCAAGGCCGATTGTGCGGAACCCAAGAGCATTGACGAATTGCGGGAAGCTGGCCTTCGGCATATCAGAGCCGCCCGGAAGGGCAAGGACAGCGTGAACAATGGCATTCAGTACATTCAGGATTATAAAATCATCATTCACCCCCGCTGTGTAAATTTCCTGACCGAGATCAGCAACTACACATGGGATGAAGATAAATTCGGGGCCAAGATCAACCGCCCCATTGATGATTTCAACCACCTGATGGACGCTATGCGTTATGCGCTGGAAGATATGCTGGTTGGCCCCGCCTTCAGCTTCGAGTAATAACACGATAGTAACAAATCGCCCTGAAAACGCTGTGTTTTCGGGGTTTTGTCTTTATTGGGTAATAAGGAAGGAACCGCCCATGTTTGAACAGCAATACATTCTGAACAAGATTGAACAATGGGCGGATCGGCTTCCCTATCAGTCTTTGAAGATTGAAGTGGAACTTTCAAACCAAACGCTGACTTTGGAAAAGACCAAACAGCGGCCCATTGGATTTCAAGCCCCCCCCCCACGGAAGGAAGGTGATTGAATATGCCTATGCTTGTTGAAACTGAAATGGCCCGGATCAATCGCCTGATTGTGATGGGCGGATATACCGGAATGACTGAACTTCAGTTTTTCGCCGCTGAAATTGATGAATGGAAGCGGAGCCGGAAACGGAAGGAACAGATTATCGGGGATGCCTATTATGAAGGCTACCATGATATTCTTCAGCGGAAGCGCACCATTATTGGTGAGGATGGCAAACTTCAGGTTGTGAACAACCTTCCGAACAACCGCCTGATTGATAACCAATATGCCCTGATGGTGGATCAGAAAACCAACTACCTTGTGGGCAAGCCCTTCACTCTGAACTGTCAGGATAAGGGTTACACGGATGCTTTGGGCAAGGTTTTCAACAAACGGTTTTACCGGCTTCTGAAATATGTTTGTGAAGATGCCCTGAACGGTGGCCTTGGTTGGCTTTATCCTTACTACAATGAAGCTGGTGAACTGGCCTTCAAGCATTTCCCGGCCTATGACATTCTTCCTTTTTGGGCTGACGATGATCACACCATCCTTGATTGTGCGATTCGCTACTACACCCAAGAAGTGTGGAACGGCTACCAGAAGGAAAAGGTGGAGAAGGTGGAAATCTTCAAAGCCGATGGCATTTACCGGTATATCTATCAAAATGATATGCTGATTGCCGATGTGGAAGCCGGTGAACACGAAAACTATTTCATGGTTGAGGAAGAAGGCCAAGAACCCAAGGGGTTCAACTGGACAAGGATTCCGCTGGTTCCCTTCAAGTATAACAAACAGGAAATCCCCCTGATCCGTCGTGTGAAAACCCTTCAGGATGGAATCAACACCATGATTTCCGACTTTGAAAACAATATGCAAGAGGACGCACGGAACACCATTCTGGTTCTGAAGAACTATGATGGTGAAAATCTTGGTGAGTTCCGCCACAACCTTTCCACCTATGGAGCCGTGAAGGTTCGTGAAGATGGCGGGGTTGAAACCCTTCAGGTTGAAATCAATGCAGAGAACTACAAGGGCATTTTGGAACTTCTGAAGAAGTCCTTGATTGAAAATGCCCGTGGTTACGATGCCAAGGATGATCGTTTGAGTGGCAACCCCAATCAGATGAACATTCAATCTATGTATTCTGACATTGACCTTGACGCAAACGGCATGGAAACCGAGTTCCAAGCGGCCTTTGAAGAACTGTTGTGGTTCATCAATCAGGATTTCAGCAACAGGGGCTTGGGCGATTATGAAGGCGCTGAACTTCAGATCGTGTTCAACCGTGACATTCTAATCAATGAAACGGAATCCATTGAAAACTGTTCCAAGTCCGTTGGTATTCTGTCCACGGAAACCATTGTGGAACAGCACCCGTGGGTTACGGATGTTGAAGTGGAGCTGGCCCGGTTGCGTAAGGAAAAGGATGAAGCAATGGAACAGGCACAGGAATACGCCGGGGCCTTCCAGACCGGCAACCAGAACAAAGGTGACAATGGCGAGGGTGAATAACCCCCGCCGTTTCACAATATATGCCGGGGTAGACATTGAGTGTGGCGGGGTGCTATTACTCCTACCCGCCAAAGGGTGAAATTCCCTTCCCCGGCCCATCATGGCCCGTTAGTCAAGTGGTTAAGACACCGCCCTTTCACGGCGGTAACGCCGGTTCGATCCCGGCACGGGCTACCATGGCCACAAAGGAAGGAACCAAAATTCAGCAAGGCGCAAGCCCCTATGAAGAAACAGCGTGGCCTTCTATGCTGAAGTGGATGGAATAGGCAGACACGGCGGATTCAAAATCCGTTGCCGCAAGGCGTGTGGGTTCAAATCCCACCTTCAGCACCATTTTTCAGGATTGGAGGAACGGCCCATGAGAAATGCGGATTATTGGCGTGGGCGGTTTTCCATCTTGGAGGACAGCGCCCACAGAGAAGCCCAAAAGACCATTCAGGACATGGAAGAACTGTATCTGGATGCACAGCGTTCCGTTCAGAAGGAAATTGAAAGCTGGTATGCCCGTTTTGCGGTGAACAACCAAATCAGCCTGACCGATGCCCGGAAATGGCTGACCGCTGGACAGCTTGAAGAATTTCATTGGAGCGTTAAACAGTATATCAAGATCGGTGAACAGGCCGGGTTGGATGCGGCATGGCTGAAGAAGCTGGAAAATGCGTCTGCCCGGTTCCACATTTCCCGCCTTGAAGCTGTTCAGACAGGTATTCAGCAACAGCTTGAATTGCTATATGGTAATCAGGTTGATAGTCTGGATGCCCTGTTGAAGAAGGTTGTGGGCAATGGCTACACCCACACGGCCTTTGAAGTTCAGAAGGGCGTGGGCCTTGGTTGGGATATTACCGGGCTGAACCAGAAGAAACTTGAAACATTGCTTTCAAAGCCTTGGACAACGGACGGGCGAACCTTTAGTGACCGTATTTGGTTCAAGAAACAAGAATTGGTTGACAGCCTTCAAAAAGAATTGGTTCAGGGCCTTCTTCGTGGTGACAGCCCCCAAAAAATCACGGATGCCATTCAGAAGAAGTTCAAAGTTTCCCGGTACCAAGCCGCACGACTTGTAAATACGGAAACAAGCTATTTCAACGCCCTTGCCGCAAAAGAGACCTATAAGGAATTGGGCGTTAAGAATGTGGAGATTTTGGAAACGCTGGATTCCATCACCTGTGCATTTTGTGCAAGTATGGATCGAAAAGTGGTTCCCATGTCGGAGTTTCAACCGGGTGTTACCGTTCCCCCGTTTCATCCACATTGCCGAGGAACTACGGTTCCCGCCATTGATGAAAAATATATGGGTGAAAGAGCCGCAAGGGATCAGGATGGAAAAGTTTACTATGTTCCCGGTAATATGAGTTATTCCGAATGGAAGAAAACCTTTGTGGATAAGGGTTCCAAAAACAAGTTGACCCTTGCAACCATCGGGAGTATAATTAAAAATACAGTTTCGATGGTAAAAAGCGAGGGTTCCAATGTGCAGACGGTAGGCCGCATTGATATAGAAAAATACCGTTGTATTACGGACAGGATCGCCACCGATGAAGTGATTATCACCCCGGAACGGATTCAGCATATTGAAGAACGCCACCCCGGAGATTACGGACAGTTCGTTAAGTATATTGCGGATATTCTGGAAAACCCGGATTACATCTTGGAAGCAAACAAGCCTAATACCGGTGTGATTCTGAAAGAAATTGAAGAAAATGGCGAAAAGTTCAAAGTGATTCTACGGGTAAAGGTAGAGAGTGACCCCGCTGAATATCGAAACTCCATCTTATCCTTCTGGCAAATTGGAGAAACCACATGGAAGAAGAATGTGAAGAACAAGAAAATCCTTTACAAGCGGGAATAATACTGTTATACTTTAGATAGGATAAGAACGGGCTTTGAGGTGGAAAAAGCGTTCCCATACGCCACACGCCTTTTGGTAGTGGGCAAAAGGGATGCCGGGAGTGACGCTCCGGCCAAAGTCCAATCTTCAAGGGAACAGGTGAAAACCTGTTCCCTTCTTCTATGTGCTGAAAAAAATGAAAAACCCTCTTGACTTTTCTGTTGCTACAATATATAATTGTTGTAGCAACAGAAAAGAAGGTGAATAAATGGTTGCTAAAAAAGGCCGTCCTGTTTCAGAGAACCCCAAAGATTATATGCTTCGGGTGAGGATGGATGAACAGACTTTGCAACAGCTTGATGAATGTTGTGAAGCTGAAAATCTTTCTCGATCTGAAGTAGTAAGGAAGGGGATTCAGGAACAGCATAGCAAACTAAAGAAATAGGGTGTTGGCTACCCGCTAAAGTACACCAACACCCTAAACCACCAGAGGTTTCCCAACTGGATAAATCCATTCTATCACAGTTGGGAACTTCTATCAAGTGAAAATTGATGGAGGTTTAACATGGAAAAATTGATCAAGAGCATTGAAAGCGTACACCCCGGCAAGTATGACCTTCGCAGGAATGAACTGGATGAACTCTATGACGCATATCATCACGACACTTTCAAGCTGATTGCCGTGGTGTTCAAGCTGGGCTTTGCCCGTGGACAGAAGGCGGTGAAGAAGGCATGAATGAACTTCAGGTATTCACCAACCCCGAATTTGGACAGGTGCGAACCCTGACCATTGAGGAAGAACCGTGGTTCGTGGGTAAGGATGTAGCGGTTGCCTTGGGGTATGAATCACCACGGGCGGCAGTTAGTAAGAAAGTTGACCCGGAAGATAAAGGCGTTTCCGAAATGGAAACACCTTCAGGCAGACAGCAAATGACCATCATCAATGAATCCGGCTTGTATGCCCTGATCTTCGGAAGCAAGCTGGAAAGCGCCAAACGCTTCAAGCATTGGGTGACGCATGATGTTCTACCCGCAATCCGCAAAACCGGAAGTTATTCCATCATCCCGAAAGCAAGAGCCTTGACCACAGACGATTACATGAAAGCGGCACAGTTGGCCGCTACTTGTCGGAATGAACGGCTTCCCTATGTGCTTGGATTTCTGGAACAGGCCGGGTTCTCCATCCCGGAAGTGACCACCCCAGCCCCGGCCTTGGATGGGCCGGTTGACTGTACGGAGATTCAGCGGCTAATGGATGAACGGGGCATTTCCGTAACGGAACTTTCCAAGCTGACGAACATTTGCAAAGCGTCTTTGAGTTATTACAAACGGGGCATTTACAAGCCGAACCGTGAACGCTATCGTATTATCATTGACGCATTAACTTAATTGATGATCTGACCACCCCGGCCTTCTGGCCGGTGGTGGTTTTTTCATACCATTTTCGCCGTTTCCCGGTGGTGGGCGGTAAACAGAACCGGAAAAATCGTGGTTCCTAACCCACGGTAAAAAAGGATTTTGGAGGTAACAACAATGACTAAAGAAAAGCTGTTGGAATGGGGCCTGACTGAAGAACAGGCCACAAAGGTTATGGAGGGCTTGAACGGTTCCTTCGTCACCAAGGCCCGGTTCAATGAGGTCAACACCGAACTGACCGCCGCCAAGAACACCATTAAGGAGCGTGACACCCAGCTTGAAACGCTGAAGAAGGCTTCTGGTGACACCAAGGCCCTTCAGGATCAGATCACACAGCTTCAGGCCGATAACAAGAAGAAGGACACGGATCACGCCGCTGAACTGAAGAACCTGAAAATCAGCAATGCGGTTGAACTGGCCCTGACCGGCGCAAAGGCCAAGAACAACACCGCTGTTAAGGCGCTGTTGGTTGATTTCATCGGTAAGGCTGAATTGGCGGAGGATGGAACCGTCAAGGGCCTTGATGATGAAGTCAAGAAGTTGGTGGAAGGCAAGGACACGGCTTTTCTTTTTGAGAAGTCCACCGGCACCAAGTTCAAGGGGGCCAAATCCGCTGAAAAGGGTGATGGCGCTGAAGGCGGCATGACCCTTGAAAAGCTGAAGGCCATGAACCCCTTGGATCGCTACAACTATTCCGTCAACCATCCTGACGAATACAAAGAACTTTATGGAGGTAATGAGTAATGGCAAACACTTGCTACGATAACTTTTTCCTGTCCAACGAAATTGAAGATCAGTACCAGAGCCACCTTGATCTTCAGCAGTTTTGCACCGTGGACAACAACCTGACCGGCGTTGCTGGCATGGTTCGCAAGATTCACAAGTACAAGGCCACCGATGGCACCGAGAAGCTGACCATGGGCAACGGCAACACCAAGACCATTGAAGCCAGTTACACCGAGAAGGAATACCGGATTCAGATGGCCCAGAACCGCTTCCAGTATTATGACGAGGAAGCCATGACCGATCCCATGGTGATCACCACCGGCACCCGTCACGCTGGTACGGATATGTTCAACACCGTGAACGCTGACATTTTCGGCGCTTTCAACGAGGCCACCATGACCATCGTGACCACCGCCCTTGGCTTTGATGCCTTTGTGGATGGTGCGGCCATGCTGAATCTGGAAAACCTTGAAGGCGTGACCATCTTCGGCTTCGTCAACCCCGCTGATATGGCGAAACTTCGCAAGGCCCTGAAGGACGATCTGAAGTATGTGGAAGCCTACGCCAAGCAGGGCTATGTTGGCACCGTGGGCGGTATCAACATCTACACCAAGAAGAACGCCGAAACCGGCAAGGTGGTCATTGCCACCAAGGAAGCTGTTACCCTGTTCAACAAGAAGGGTACGGAAGTGGAACAGGAGCGTGAAGGCAACATCCGCCGCAACACGGTTTATTCCCGCAAGTATTACCTTGCGGCCATGACCAATGAAGCCAAGGCGGTGAAGATCATCACCGGTTCCGCCGCTGTCACCGCTGACACCACGGTTTCCAGCGACAAGACCTATTACGCCGCTTCCGGTATCGGCTATGTGAAGGTCACGCCCGGTTCCGGTGACAACCCCAAGACCAAGGGTTGGTACGAAATCACGGCGGCGTAAGAAAGGCGGTGAACCCCGTTGCGTGATAAAGCGGTTGCAATGCTAACGGCCCTTGGCGTGGCGGGGGCCGCTGATGATCCGTTGTTGGATATGGTTTTGACCAATGTTCAATGGAGGATCAAAAACCTTTCCAACCTTTCCGAAATCCCGGAGGGGTTGGAAAGTCTGGCCGTTTCTATGGCCGTGGGCGAATACCTGAACATGAAGAAGTGTTCTGGACAGCTTGAAGGGTTTGATTTGGATGCGGCGGTGAAATCCATTCAGGAAGGTGACACCAACATTACCTTTGCCCTTGGTGAAGGTAGTTCAACCCCTGAACAGAGGTTGAACAGCCTGATTGATCATCTGATCAACGGGCGCATTGGTGAAATCTACCGTTATAGGCGGTTGGTATGGTGAATAAGGCCGTGCGAACCGCCTTGGAACGGTTGTGGAAGGATCGGTGTTCTATCTTCATCCGTGAGGAAGTCACCGATCCTGTCACCCACCTGACGGATTCTGAAGAAAAGCCGCTTCTTCAGGATCAGCCGTGCAAGCTGTCTTTTGAAACATTAACTTCAACCAATGGGGATGAAGTGGCAACGGCCCAACAGGTGGTGAAGCTGTTCCTTTCCCCGGATGTGAAGGTTCCCGCAGGATGCAAGATCATTGTCACCCGGCCAAACGATGTGGAACGAACCTTCACCTATTCCCGTTCCGGTGAACCGGGTGTTTTCTCCAACCATCAAGAAATCATGCTTGAACCCTTCAGGGGGTGGGCCTGATGGGAAGATGGGGCCGGTGTGATTACCGGGAATTGAAGAAGCTGGATGAACGCCTTCAACAGCTTTCGGAAGTTGACATGGATCGGCTTTGCCGGGATGCCGCCAAGAAGATTGCCCAAATCCTGTGGAACAAGGTAAAGAAAAGAACCCCGGTTGGCGTGGCCCCCAAGTTTGATGGACCCAAGACCGTAAAGGTAAAGGGTGCAAGCGGGAAAAGCCGAACCTTTCTTACCCGTTCCGGGGCTATCCGGGAACAGTATTGGGCCGGGTATCGGGGCGGTTCCTTGCGGGATGCTTGGACGATTCTTCCCATTGAAAAACATGGGGATCAGTACACCGTGACCGTTATCAACAATTTGGAATATGCGTCCTATGTGGAATACGGCCACCGGCAAACACCGGGGCGCTATGTTCCCGCCTTGGGTAAGACCCTGAAGGCAAGTTGGGTTCCGGGCAAACTGATGCTGACCATTTCCGAACAGGAAGTAAAGGCTTTGGTTCCGTCCATCCTGAATGATATGTTGTATGACGCTTTGAAGGGGGTGTTCAGTTGATCAATGAAATCATCAAAGGTGTTTCCATGAAGCTGAACGCCACCTTTGGGGCCGGGTACAAAATCTATCAGAATGATGTGGAACAGGGCTTCAAAGAACCCTGTTTTTTCATTGCCGTTCTGAAGCCTGACATTTCCCCGTTGCAAAAGAACCGGTTCATGAACCGGAACCCGCTGGATGTTCACTATTTTCCCACCAGCGGGAGAAACAACGCTGAATTGTTCACTATGGCCGGGGATTTGATGGAATGTTTGGAGTTCATCACCCTTCCCAATGGGGATGTGCTTCACGGAACTTCCATGAGTTATGAAGTTGAAGATGGGGTTCTTCACTTCTTCGTCAACTTCAATCTGACACTATCCCGCCCGTCCGAGGAAACCCCAATGGAAACCTTGGATGTGGATGTGGAGCCAAAGAAAGGGTGATTGAATGGCTACCAGAAAGAAAGCCACCACCGCACAGGAACCGCCCATCACGGCCCCGGTGGTATTCCCCAAAGAAAAAGTGTTGACCTTCAGGCGTTACGCCAACCGGCGTGATCTGCTGTCTATCCTTTTGGAAGATGGGAAGGAATACACCCATGATCAGATTGATGGGCTGATCAAAGATTTTTATGAAAGGTAAGGTGAACTAATATGGCCCTTGGCGGCGGCACCTTCTTGGTGCAGAACAAGGTTCTGCCCGGTGCATATATCAACTTCATTTCTGTGGCGCAGGCAAGCGCCACCCTTTCTGACCGTGGCATTGTCACCATCCCCCTTGCCATGAATTGGGGGCCTGAAGGCAAGATTTTCACGGTGGAACAGGCTGACTTCATCAAGAACAGTCAGAAGATTTTCGGCTATGCGTACACGGCGGATGAACTGAAGCCCATGCGTGAAATCTTCCTTCACGCCAAGACCGTTCATTTCTTCCGCCTTGGTTCCAGCGGCGTGAAAGCGTCCAACACCTACGCAACGGCCAAATACCCCGGCACCCGTGGCAATGATCTTCGGGTTGTGATCACGGCCAATGAAAACAGCACCGAACAGAAGCCCCTGTTCGATGTGGAAACCTTCTTGGGAACCGTTCAGGTTGATCTTCAGGAAGGTGTGGCCGCTATCACCGGCCTGAAGGCCAATGACTATCTGGATTGGAAGTCCAGCGGAACCCTTTCCTTGACCGCTTCCTTGCCCCTGACGGGCGGCACCAATGGCACCGTGGCCGATTCCGACTATCAGACCTATCTTGATCAGGCGGAAGCGTACACCTTCAACGCTATGGGTTGCACCGAGAGCAAGGCCACCATCACCGCCCTGTTTGCGGCTTTCGCAAAGCGTATGCGTGATGATGTGGGCAAGAAGTTTCAGGTGGTTCTTTTCCGCAAGCTGGCCGACTATGAAGGCGTTGTGAGCGTCAAGAACGGCCTGACTTCCGACAAGACTTCCACCGCCCTGATCCCTTGGGTTACGGGTGTGATCGGCGGCACGGCGGTCAATAAGAGCGCCACCAACATGACCTATGATGGTGAATACGATGTGGACACCGATTTCACGCAGACCCAGCTTGAAAACGGGATCAGGGAAGGTTCCTTCATGTTCCATCGTGTGGATGAAGCGGTGTGTGTCCTGACCGACATTAACAGCTTCATTTCCATCACGGATGAAAAGTCCAGCGACTTTTCCAGCAACCAGACGATCCGAGTTTTGGATCAGATCGCCAATGATATTGCCGTTCTGTTCGGCAAGAAGTATCTTGGCAAGGTTCCCAATGATGCCGCTGGCCGGATTTCCCTTTGGAACGATATTGTGAAGCACCACACGGAACTTCAGGATATTCGGGCCATTGAGAACTTCAGCGGTGAAAATGTGACGGTTGAAAAGGGCGATACCAAGAAATCCGTGGTGGTTACTGATTATGTGACCCCCGTGAACGCTATGGAACAGCTTTATATGACCGTCTATGTTCAGTAAGGAGGTACAACCATCATGGCAGATAGAACCATCATGAACGCCAAGGATGCTGTTTCCGCTTCCTTGGCTGAATGTTTCGTGACCATCGGGGATAACCGTTACAACTTCATGCAGGCTATCAACCTTGAAGCCAACTTTGAGAAGAACAAAACGGAAGTTCCCATTTTGGGCAAGACTGGCAAGGGCAATAAGGCCACCGGCTGGAAGGGTACGGGTTCCGCCACCTTCCACTACAACACTTCCATCTTCCGTGAGCTGATGAAGCGTTATAAGGACACCGGCGAGGATGTCTATTTTGACATTCAGGTGACAAATGAAGATCCCACTTCTTCCGTGGGCCGTCAGACCGTGATCCTGAAGGATTGCAATATGGATGGCGGCTTGCTTGCCAAGTTTGATGCTGATGCGGAATACTTGGATGAAGATATGGACTTCACCTTTGAAGATTTCGAGATGCCCGAAACCTTCAGCCTTTTGGCCGGTATGCAGTAAGCAGAGCGCCCCGGCCTTACTTCGGTAGGGGCCGGGGCCTTTTTTTTTGTATCAAAATATAGGAGGAAAAAAACAATGAGCCTGTCCGCTTTTTTGGCTGAAAACGCCGTTCCCGTTGAGAACATCAAGTTTGTTGCTTCCAAACGCTTCTTGGGTGAGGATGGCAACCCCATTCCTTGGGAGATCAAGACCATCACCGGCACCGAGGATGAAGCCCTTCGGAAGTCCTGTGCCAAGCGTGTTCCGGTTCCCGGCAAGAAGAACCAGTATCAGAAGGAAACCGACTATGATCTTTACCTTGGCAAGCTGGCCGTGGCTTGTACCGTGTTCCCCAATCTGAATGATAAGGAACTTCAGGACAGCTACAAGGTCATGGGCGCTGATGCCCTTCTGAAAACCATGCTGACCCCCGGCGAATATGCCGAATACCTGACCAAGATTCAGGAAGTGTGTGGTTTTGATACCACCATGCAGGATGAGGTTGATGAAGCAAAAAACTAATCTGTGAAGGTGATGGTGAAGCGAACATTGCTTACTATTGCCTTCACGAACTTCATTTGACACCTTCCGCCTTTTATGCTTTGCCCCGCCGTGAACGGGCCTTCATCATTGCGGCCATTGATGTTCGGGTGGAAACTGAAAAGAAGAAGCAGAAGGAAATTGAACGAAAACAGCGCCGGGGCCGCCACCATTAAGGCCCCGGCTTCTATTCTCCAAGAAAGGTGGTGATCCCTGTGGGAAACATCCGGGCCGCTATTGCCCTTTATGATGGTGTTACCAGCCCCCTTCAGAGTATGCACAAGGCAATGGGGGTTGTGCTGAACACCTTTGAAGCCATGCAACAGGCTTCCGGTAGAGCCGTTGACACGGCGGCAATCCGGGAAGCCCGTGAAGAATGGGCGAAAGCGGGAACCGCCTTTGATACCATTGAAGAAAATATCAGGAACGCCAACAACGAACAGCAGAATTTCAACAATTCCATCCGTGGGGGTAGCAATTCCGCCAACGGGCTTCTGTCCATCATCAAGAAAGTTGCCATTGCCGCTGGTGGTATCGCCGGGATCAATAAGGTGCTGAACATTTCGGATGAATTGGCAAGCACCAAAGCCCGATTGAATTTGCTTGTGGATGATGGCGGTTCCGTTGAAGCCTTGGAACAGAAGATCATGGCTTCCGCCCAGCGTTCCCGATCCGCTTATTTTGACACCGCTTCCGCCGTTGCGAAACTTGGCCTGAACGCCGGTAACGCCTTCGGTGGCAATATGGATCAGGTCATTGCCTTCATGGAACAGGTGAACAAACAGTTTGTTATTGGCGGTGCTACGGCCCAAGAGCAGAGCAACGCCATGATCCAGCTTACACAGGCAATGGCGGCGGGTGCGCTTCGTGGTGAAGAACTGAACTCTATTCTGGACGGTGCGCCGGGTATCGCAAGAGCCATTGAAAAGTATATGGGGATTGCGGAAGGTTCCATTAAGACGGTTGCACAGGAAGGCAAGGTAACGGCTGAAGTGGTGAAGAACGCCATGTTTGCTATGGCGGACGAAACCAACGCAAAGTTCGATTCCATGCCCAAGACTTGGGCGCAGATTTGGGTTGATATGAAGAATCAGGCCCTTTCTATGTTTGCCCCGATCCTGACCAAAATCAACCAAATTGGAAACAGCACCAAGTTCCAGAAAGTGACCACCGGCCTGATCAATGGCCTTGCCGCTGTTGCGAATGTGGCTTCTTCGGCGCTGGATATTCTGATTGCCATTGCTTCTGTGTTCGTGGATAATTGGGGGATCATTCAGCCCCTTGTTTTGGGGATTGCGGCGGCAATGCTGTTGTATAACGGCTATCTGATTGCCAACAATGCAATCACCGCTATCAGCAATGCGCAGAAGGGCCTTGCGGCGGTTCAGGCGTACAAAGCCGCCGTTGCAAACACTACCCTTGCCGCTACCGAGAAGGCGGAAGCAATGGCAAAGGCAAGCGCCACAGCCGCCCAATATGGCTTCAATGCCGCTTTGCTGGCCTGTCCGCTGACTTGGATTCTGTTGATCATCATTGCCGTGATTGCGGCCATTTATATGATTGTGGCGGCAATCAATAAGCTGACCGGTTCCACCATTTCCGCAACTGGAATTATCTGTGGTGTGGTAGCCGTGGCCGGTGCATTTGTGCTGAACTGTGCCATTGGCGTTTTGAACGCTATCATTCAGGCCATTTGGACAATCTTTGTGGCCCCGTTCCTTGGAATCGTGGAATGGATTCTGAATGTGTGCAACGGCGGCTTCAACAGCTTTGGTGATGCCGTGGCAAACCTGATCGGTCAAATCATCGGGTGGTTCCTGAACCTTGGTAAAGTTGTAACCACCATCATTGATGCTATTTTTGGAACTGACTGGACTTCTGGCCTTGAAAGCCTTCAAAGTGCGGTTACTTCTTGGGGCAAAAATGAAAACGCAATCACCTTGGACAAAAACGCCCCCACCATCGACTATCGGGCCACCTATTCCGGGGCTTGGGATGCCGGGTATGACTTCGGCCAAGGGATTGATGATAAGATTGGCGGAATGTTTGATGCTTCCGGTTTGGATTCTATGGGGGCTTTCGATTTGAGCAACACCCTTGATGGAATCTATGGAAACACCGGTGACACCGCCGCCAACACAGCGGCCACCGCTGATGCCTTGGATATTGCTGAAGAAGATTTGGCCTATCTTCGTGACATTGCGGAGCGTGAAGCAATCAACCGGTTCACTACCGCTGAAATCAAGGTTGAACAGCACAATGAAAACCACATTTCCAAAGATGCTGATTTGGATGGGATCATGGATGCTTGGGCCAATGACTTTGCTGAAAAGCTGGAAGTTTCTGAAGAAGGGGTGCATGAGTAATGGCGTATAAACTGTATATGGCGGGAACGCTTATGCCCATCACCCCTTCCAAGGTGACGGTGAAGATCAACAACCAGAATAAGACCATGACCCTGATCAACGGGGAAGAAATCAACATTCTGAAGGCCGCTGGCCTTTCGGATGTGTCCTTTGAATTGGTTCTTCCCCAAGTGTCCTATCCCTTCAGCAATGGTGGAGCGCAAAGCGCCGCCTATTACCTGTCCTTGTTTGAACGGCTGAAGGTGAGCAAGACCCCGTTCCAATTCATTCTGAACCGGCAGAAGCCCGGTGGCGGGATGTTCCATTACACCAATTTGACCGTTGGCCTTGAAACCTATGAAATCACCGATGATGCCGGTGAAGGCTTTGATGTGAAGGTGAAGATCAACCTGAAACAGTACAGAGCCTATGGCACCAAGACCGTGACCGTGCAACCGGCCAAGACTTCCGGGGGAACCGCCACCGCAACGGTTAAGGCGGCACCCCGGCCCACCACAACGGCCCCGAAAGCCGCCACCTATACGGTGAAATCCGGTGATTGCCTTTGGAACATTGCCAAGAAGCAGTTGGGCAACGGGGCCGATTACACGAAAATCTATAATCTGAACAAGGACAAAATCAAGAACCCGAACCTGATCTATCCCGGTCAGGTTCTTACTTTGCCTTCCTGAAAGGGGTGATTCCGTTTGGCAGTTGAATTGTTCATCCAGCATAACAGCACCATTCAATTCCCTGTTGTCGAGGAAGGCGCACGGCTGACCTTGGAACGCAAGGGAACCCCCGGCAAGTTGGAGTTCACCGTTGTCAAGGGGCCGGGGCTGAACTTTGCTGAAGGTGATCCGGTGAAGCTGACTGTGAACGGAACCGTCATGTTCTATGGCTTTGTGTTCAAGAAGAAGCGTGACAAGGGCGGCACCATTGATGTTGTGGCCTATGATCAGTTGCGCTATCTGAAGAACAAGGACACCATCACGGAAGAAGGGCTGAAGGCTTCTGACCTTCTGAAGCGCATTGCAACAGATTTCCGGTTGAACCTTGGCACGGTGGAAGATACCGGTTATACCCTTGAAACCATCGTGGAAGAAAACCAAACCCTGTTTGATATGATCCAGAGCGCCCTTGATGAAACCCTGATGAATACCAAACAGCTTTATGTTCTATATGACGATGCCGGGAAGCTGACCCTGAAGAACATCAATACCATGAAGCTGAACCTTCTGATTGATGAAGAAACCGGGGAAAACTTCAGCTATGAATCCAGTATTGATGAACAGACCTATAACAAGATCAAGCTGGCCTATAACGATGAAAAAACCGGTAAGCGGGAATTGTTCATTGCACAGGACGGGGCGAAAATGAACCAATGGGGTGTTCTTCAGTATTTTGAAGAAGTTCAGACCAAAACGGGCGCTTCCGCCAAGGCGGATGCCCTGTTGAAGCTGTACGATCAGAAAACCCGCAAGCTGACCATTCAGAACGCTTTCGGTGATGTGCGGGTTCGTGCTGGAAGCGCCGTGGTGGTGGCCCTGAACCTTGGCGATATTGTCACCAACAATTATATGGTGGTGAACAAAGTCACCCATACCTTCAGGGGTGATGAACACATGATGGAACTTGACCTGATCGGGGGTGAATTTATTGCCTAATCCTGTTGAAGTGGTAAAACGGGCGGCGGTGGAAGCTGTGGAAGCCGGGAAACCGGTGAACATCCTGTTTGGAACTGTCCTTTCCGCTTCACCCTTGAAAATTCAGGTGGATCAGAAATCCATCTACACTTCCAAAATGCTGATCCTGACCCGGAATGTGACTGATTTTGAAGTTGATATGACGGTGAACCACAGCACCGAGGACAAGGGCGGTGGTTCTGGTGCGGCGGCGTATGAAGCCCACAAACACGCCTATGTTGGCAAGAAAACCTTCAAGGTTCACAACGCTTTGAAGGCCGGTGAAAAGGTGCTTCTGATCCGGGTTCAGCAAGGAAAGAAATTCGTGGTTATTGACCGAGTAAAGGGGGCTTGATGATGATTCCGCAAGTGCAGGATGATATTAAACAGGATTTCACCATTGAAACCCTTCCAAGCCGTACTTTCAGGATGAACCACAACAACCTGACCATCATCGGCACCATTGATGAAATCCAAGCTGTGGAACAGGCGGTTTTCCTGATCCTGAACACAGAACGCTATGAATGGTTGATCCATTCTTGGGATTATGGGGTTGAACTTCATAATCTGATCGGGAAAGATGTGGAATACTGTATTCCCGAAATTGAACGCCGGGTTCGTGAAGCCTTGCTTCAGGATGATAGGATCACGGCGGTTCAGAACTTTGAATTTACGGTGAACAAAAAGAAAGTGCTGACTACCTTCACGGTGGTCAGCATTTTTGGCGAAATCAATGCAGAATTGGGGGTTGAAATCTGATGTATGAAGCACAGACCTATGAAGCAATCCTTTCCCGGATGCTTCAGAAGGCGCTTTCCATCAATGGCAATTTGGACACCCGTGAAGGTTCGTTGGTTTGGTGCGGTGATGCCCCCGCCGCCGTGGAATTGCAGAACCTTTATATTGCCCTTGATACGGTGCTGAATGAAACCTTTGCAGACACCGCAACCCGCCCTTATCTCATTTTGAGGGCGGCAGAAAGGGGGCTGAAACCGCAACCAGCAAGTCCCGCCGTGTTGCAGTTGAGCATTACACCAACCACCTTGCACCTTCCCATGAACACCCGCTTTTCCATTGGAGAACTGAACTATTATGTTTCGGCTGACCGTGGAAGTGGTAAATATGAAATCACCTGTGAAACCGCTGGTGAAGCCGGTAATGACTACACCGGAACGGTGATTCCCATTGAGTATGTGGACGGGCTTGAAACCTGTTCCATTTCCACCGTGGTGATCCCCGGTGAGGATGAAGAAGATACCGAGGTTTTCAGACAGCGTTACATGGATAGCCTGAACGCCCAAGCCTTCGGCGGCAACCGTGCGGATTATCTGGAAAAGGTGAACGCCATTCCCGGCGTTGGCGGTGTGAAGGTATATCGGGTTTGGAACAGCGATTTGAACCCGGCCAAGCTGATCCCGCCCACGGGAACCGACACTTGGATCAGCGGCCTTTCCGGTGTGTCCGAGGAAATCAAGGCGTGGTTGAATGCCGTGTATGCGGCGGGGGCCAATAGCAAGCTGACCGTGGGCGGAACCGTGAAGCTGGTGATCATCAACAGTTCCTTCAAGAAGCCTTCTGAAGCCCTTGTGGATCAGGTGCAGACCGCAGTTGACCCCCTTCAGAACGCCGGTGAAGGTGTGGGCATTGCCCCCATCGGCCATGTGGTGAGGGTTGAAGGCGTGGGTGAAGATACCATCAACCTTTCCTTCGATCTGTACTATCAGCGGGAATGGAGTTGGGATGATGTTTCCGCCTATGTCACGGAAGCAATCAACGGTTACTTCTTGGAACTGGCCCAAAGTTGGGCAGACCAGAATGAAGCCCTTGTGGTTCGTATCAGTCAGGTGGAAAGCCGCCTGTTGGGAATCACCGGTATTCTGGATATTGCCAACACCAAGATCAACGGTGAAGCGGCGAACTGTACCCTGACCCTTGACCACATCCCGGTTTTGGGAACCATTGAGCCGGGAACCATCGTGATCAGCGGATAAGGGGGCCGGGAGCATGGAACGCAAACTGATTGATTATCTTCCCTATGTCATTCGTGATTATGCGGAGTTTCAGGGGATCATGGGGAGCGAACAACCGGAATTTGAATCCGCTTGGGGTTCTTCTGATGATCTTCTGAATAATCAGTTCATTTCCACGGCTGGTAATTTGGGCCTGTCCAGATGGGAAAAGATTTTGGGGATCACCCCCAAGGGAACAGACACCTTGGAAGATCGCCGGTTCCGTATTCTGACCCGATTGAATGAAGAACTTCCATACACACTTCCGCAGTTGAGAAATATTCTTGAAACCCTTTGCGGTTCCGGGAATTATTCGGCTGAAGTGATGGAAGGAACCTATCAGCTTATTGTGAAAATTGGGCTGGCGGCAAAAAACAACTTTAGTGATGTTGAATCACTGTTGGATCGGGTGGTTCCGCAAAATCTGATTGTGACCCTTCTTCAGCTTTATAACACCCATGCTGAACTTGGACGGTTCACCCATGCCCAGCTTGCCGCATACACCCATGACCAAATGAGAAATGAGGTAATGAACTGATGGCAAATCAAACCGAAAATTACAAATTGACCAAGCCCCTTGCTTCTGAATTTTATGATGTTGAAGTTCAGAACGGCAACATGGACAAGATTGATGCCGCCCTGAAAGAAAATGCCGATGGTATCAAAAACCTTCAGGACGGACAAAAAAACAAGGCCGATTTGGTAGATGGGAAGGTTCCGGCTGAACAACTTCCTGAAATGAACTATGACCAGAAGGGAACCGCCGAAAGCAAGGTAAAAACCCACAATGAAGATGAAGAAGCCCACCCCTATCTGTTGGGGCAGATCAACACCTGTGTGGAAGCGGCGCAGAATGCCCAAGATGCCGCTGATGCGGCCTTGGAAGCTGTGAACAGCATTGCATTCACTATCAATGTGGTTCCCACACAGAACGGAACCCTGACCTATAACGGGCAAGCCCAAAGCCCTTCTTGGAACAGCTATGATCCCAACGCTTTGACCCTTGGCGGTGTGACTACCGGCACCAATGCGGGAACCTATACGGCAACCTTCACCCCGAAAGAAAAATACCAATGGAGTGATGGAAGCAAAACGGCACGGGAAGTCACATGGACGATTGGAAGGGCTTCTATGCCGGTTCCTTCTCAAAGTGGAAGCCTTACCTATACCGGAGCCGCCCAAAGCCCCACTTGGAACAACTATGACAGCGGGAAAATGACGCTTGGCGGAACTACCAGCGGCACGAACGCCGGTTCCTACAATGCCACCTTCACGCCGAAAACGAACTACAAGTGGGCCGATGGAAGCACCGGGGCCAAAACGGTTGCTTGGAGCATTGCCAAGGCCGCTGGTAGTTTGTCTTTGAATAAGACTTCCATCAAACTGACCGCCGCAAAGACCACGGACACCATCACCGTGACAAGAGCCGGTAACGGCACAATCACGGCCACTTCCAATGCCCCTACGGTGGCTTCTGTGAGCGTTTCCGGTGGGGTGGTAACTGTTACCGCCAAGGGCAAAGGAAGCGCCACAATCACCGTCAGCGTGGCCGCTGGCACCAACCACACGGCACCCGCAAGTAAAACCTGTTCCGTGTCTGTCACGCTTCCCACAAGCACCCTTTCTGATAATGATTGGGCCACCATTCGCCAAGTGAGTAGTGCCGGACAGGGGGCCAACTATTGGGCGGTTGGTGATATGAAGCCCATCACAATCAATGGTAAGGTTGGAAACACCACCTTCAGCAACCTTACCATCAATGTTTTCATCTTGGGCTTCAACCACAATGCTTCCAGAGAAGGAAACAACCGAATTCACTTCCAAATTGGAAAAATCGGTACAACCCCGGTGGCGCTTTGTGATGCTCAATATAACAGCGGTCAGAGTGGTAACGGATATTTTAACTGGAACCCGAACAACAGCAATAACGGTGGTTGGAAATCCTGTTATAAGCGTACTACTTTGTACGGTAATAGCGGAACCCCCACCAGTCCAGTTTCCAATAGCCTTATGGCGGCGCTTCCTTCTGACTTGAGGGCTGTTATGCAACCCGTAACCAAGTACACCGATAATGTGGCAAATGGAAGCGGCAATGTTCAAGGTAATGTGAATACTACCACTGATTACCTGTTTGACTTGGCAGAGTTTGAAGTATTCGGCACCCGATATTATGCGAATACCTATGAGCAGAATTATCAGCTTCAGTATGATTACTATAAGGCTGGTAACAGCAAGGTTGCTTATAAACATTCCGCCGTGTCCACGGCGGTTTGGTGGGGCCTTCGTTCTCCTACTTACAACAACTATTACATTTTCATGATTGTTTGGACTGATGGCTCCTACTAC